TAATCCTTCACCGAGAGCGAGTGAAAGGCTGCGCGAGAGGTTTCAGCGACGGCGGTTCTCACTTGAGCACCCCCATACCACGCAGGTGCTCAAGCTGACGCATGGCTTTCTGCATCGTGGCGGCTGCGCCGTTGATGGCCTCCACCAGCTTGACCTCTTCGTCCTTCGGCGCTTTGCGATCAGGCCGGGCGTGCAAGGTCTCGTCACACGCGAACATCAGCGGGTCGTAGCACTCGCAGAACTTCATCGCTGCGATGATCTGGCCGAAGGTCAGGCGCTCGTCTTTTTCCGGGTTCAGGCAAGCCTTCAACCGGGCGTAGGCCGACTCGGGTTTCAGGTGGGGAAAGAGGTATGCAGCCAGTTCCTTCGCGGATTTCTGGCTGTTGCTGACCATCAGGTTCAGCGCCTCGTATTCGTCCTCGTAGAAAAGCTTGGTTTGCATCGTGTCTCCGTCCTTCCCCCTAATCGTTAGGGGCGCTTAGGGGTGCCTTTTTTGGGCAAAAAAAGATGATTTCCATCAGGCGGAAGCACGCTGAAAGTAGTCGGCGAGCTTCTGGACGGTGCGAATGCGCGGGTTCTCGATGACGCCCTGGGCGATCTTCATCAGGGTGCTGTAGGGCACGTCGCACTCGCGGGACACCTTGGTGAGAAGCCCCTTGTTCTCGGTCAGCTTGCGCTTGACGAAATTGAGGATGGGTTCTTGGTTCGGTTGCATGGACGGCTACCTCGTGGGTGGAAACGACTTCATTTTATCCGTCCACGGATATTCGTCAAGCCGCACATAGATAGCCATCTATGGTTAGATTGGGAAATGAAAAAACAGCCCGCCTCTGAGGTGCTGGCAGCCAACGTGAAATCTCTGTTGGACACGCACGGCACCATCAACACACAAGCCAAGCTCGCGCAGAAGTCGGGGGTTGCCCAGTCTTCGATCAGCCGCATCCTGCGTGCGGACACCCAGGCCACCGCCGAGACCATTGAGGCCATTGCCAGCGCTTTCGGAGTCACCGCCGCGGACCTCATGTCGCCCGGCCTGGGCACCACCAACATCGCGCCAGCAGTGGTCGGTTCCAGAAAAATTCCACTGATAAGTTGCGTGCAGGCTGGCATGTGGACGGAGATCGCGGACACCTACGAACCCGGCGACGCCGCAGAATGGCTGCTGACCGATCTAGAGCTTTCGGAGAACGCCTTTGCGCTCGAGATCAAGGGCGAATCCATGCTCCCGGATTTCAGGCCGGGGGATCGGGTCATCATTGACCCGGCGGTCGCACCGAACCCCGGCGATTTCGTCGTGGCCAAGAACGGCAGCAACGAAGCGACGTTCAAGAAATACCGCCCTCGCGGTATGAACGAGCGCGGCGAACAAGTGATCGAGCTGGTGCCGCTGAACCCCGACTTCCCGTCGCTGCGATCAGACATTTGCCCGATCAACATCATCGGCACGATGGTTGAGCACCGCCGCTATCGCAAGAAGTAGGCATGCTGGTCGCCGTTTCCTTCACGACCTCGCCGTCGCATCTGTTGTTATGGCTCTTGGACGCAACATCGCCCGCATACTGAAAGCGCGTGGCATGACCACGGCGCAGCTTGCGCGGCTTGCCGGACTCGAAGAAAAGTACCGTGTGCTCTACGCCATCCAGAAGCGCGACACGGAAACATCGGCGCACACGTCCCGCATCGCCCGAGCGATGGGCATCGATTCGGACCTGCTCGCCACGGGCACCGAGGCAGACATCGACGCCTGGCTTGCGAGTCGAAAAGATGCGGACGGAGAGGCAGGGAATGCACATGGACACGCGGACCAACACCCACATTCGACTGATGGCGATCAGCACATGCCGGGGCGGGCCACAGACCCGCTCGATGTCGTTCGGCGGGACGTGCAGGACCTACCGCCAGAGCTTCGCCCCTTGTTGGTGCAACTGGTGACGGGTTACATCACTGCGCCAGACGACCGCAAGTCCATACTCAAAGAGGCTATCGAAAGACTCAAGGGAGGGGGCGGCTATGGCCGCGAACGCACTGCCAGCCCTGGACCTGCGCGCAGACACGGCTCGGGACATCTTGGGCCGCGCGGTGCAGGTTGAAGGCGCTTATGAGAGCGACCGCAACGGACGCCCGCGCATGCTCTACGTCGAGACCATAGCGCCTGCTCCACAACAGACAGGGTTCGCGCCATAGCGCTGCATTGCTGCGGGCGCTGATCGAACGAACACATTCCGCCAAAGATACGGACAGTCAGCTTCAGTGCCTCATTCATGCTTGGCATGATCACCTACTCGGACATCATTCGCGTCGGACGGGAGCGCCTGGGCATGTCGCAGCAGGCGTTTGCCGACGCTGTGGGCGTGACCCGATCGGCGGTGCAGCAGTGGGAGCGCGGGGAGACCGGGCCAACCAGGAAGAATCAGCCAGCGGTTGCCTTGGTGCTCGGGATCACCGTCGCAGAGCTGATGAACCCGACGCAAGATGTGCTCGATCGAGCCGGCAGGCAAACGGGGCGCACGGGCAGCCAACTGGCCACGGCGCACGAGATACTGCTGGACGGAACCACAGAGTTCCACACCATCCGGCGCGCAAGCGTGAAGGCAAGCGCTGGCATCACCGGCTTTGCCATCGACTACGACAACGGCGGAAATGACACCTGGAAACCAATCGTCTTCCGCCGCGACTGGTATGAGCAGCGCGGATACCGGCCCGAGCGCATGATCGCCATGCGCGTGCACGGATCGAGCATGGAACCAACGCTCTACGATGGAGATGTCGTCGTCATCAACATGGACAGCACAAGCCCGAAAGATGGCGTGGCATACCTGGTGCTCTACGAGGGCGACCCAGTGGTCAAACGCTTGGTGCGCGATGCTGGCGCTTGGTGGCTTGCCAGCGACAACCCGGATCAGCGCCGCTACCCGCGCAAGCTGTGCGACGAGGCTACCAAGGTCATAGGCCAAGTCGTCTACAAGCAGAGCGAGCACATCTAGTCAGCACAGCAACCCGTACCAACAACCCGCCCATCGGCGGGTTTTTTGTTGCCTGCTCCGAAAAATTATCCGTTTGCGGCTTGACAAATATCCGCGGCAGGATATTATTCGATCCATCGGCGGATACTTCAGCCGCTTGAAAAGGAGCAAGAGATGGGAACACCGTACACAACCAAGACCGGCTTGAGGATCGGGTCGGCGTACCAAAAACGCCAGCGCCCGGACATGGACAGCGACGCCTTCCGACTGCAGGAAGCGCTACTCAGCCAAGACACCGGGCGGCGCGAGCTGCTCACCGAAGAGCGCATGACCGCCTTCATGCTGGCAATGCTGGTCGTTGTCATCGCGCTCATCGCCGCAGGGTGGCTGTGATGGACATCGAAACCCGCGTGGCAGGTATCCCGTGCGTTGTGCGTGTGACGTATTTCGCCCCTGCCGACATGGGATGCATGGGTGGCGAGGCTGACTTCTGGCGTCCGCCGTCTCCGCCTGACATCGAGTACCACGTCCTTGACCGCCGTTGCCGACCTGCGCCGTGGCTCGAAAAAAAGCTCAGCAGCCGCGAGCGAGCGCGGCTTGAAGCAGAGATCTCCAACGCATTTTCATGAGGAGCATGAACCGTGAACAACCTTCACCCTGTTTTTTCAAACTGCCTGCAAGCGTTCGCCGAAGGACAACGGATTGCAGCACATCAATGCCATGAGGCGGCTTTGACTCAAGTCGCCGATGCTGAAGCATCGAGCGAACACACCCTGATCACGACCAACGCACGCAACGAATGGCTCGCCAAGCGCCGCAGCGGTATCGGCGGATCCGACATTGCGGCAATCCTTGGCCTGTCGCCTTGGAAGACGGCGGTTGATGTGTGGCTCGACAAGACCGGCCAATCGACCGAAGACGCGATCGGCAACGCCGAGGCCGTGCGCTGGGGAACGCTACTGGAGGATGTTGTGGCGCGCGAGTACAGCAAGCGCAAGAAGTGCGCTGTACAGCGCGTCAATCGCATCCTGCGTCATCCCGACCTCGAGTGGGCAATTGCCAACATCGACCGCGCAGTCGTCTGGCCTGGGAGCCGCGTTCGCGTTGCGGATGATGGCGGCACGCTTCTCGGCGCACAGGGTCTTCTGGAGGTCAAGACCGCCAGCGCCTACAAGGCTGGCGACTGGGGCCGCGAAGGCGATGATGACGCGGTGCCTGTGCACTACCAGGCCCAAGTCATGTGGTACTTGGGCATAACCGGGAAGCAGTGGTGCGACGTGGCCGCGCTTATCGGCGGTCAGCGGATGGTGATCCGACGCATTGAGCGTGACACCGAGACCATCGACGCGATGCTCGATCGTGCGAAAGAGTTTTGGTACCAGCACGTACTGACGCGCAAGCCGCCTGAGCCCGCCAAGGCAAAAGACGTGGAGAGCCTATTCCCGTCGGACAACGGCGAGGCCATCGAGGCAACGGATGACCTGCTCGCGGCATACAACGCAGCGCGAGAAGCAAAGGCCCGCATCGCGCAAGCAGATGCAGATTTCGAGTCTGCCGTCGAGCGGATCAAGCTGGCACTCGGAGATCGATCTGCGCTCACGCTCAACGGCAAGCCGCTTGTGACGTGGAAAGCATCCAAGCCGACCCGCCGCACCGATTGGAAAGAAGTCGCAGCAGCGCTGCACGCGCCTGCTGACC